ATTGGGGCCTTATTTCACTCTCTGTCCCAACGGAAGAGAGGATCCCACCCACACAGTTCGCGAGTTGAAACCTCAAGACTGTGGGGCGAAGTGTGGATTCAAAACCCACACCAACCAGGGACAGGTTCGGGGGTCGGTGGGCTTAGCTGCTCACTTCCGAAGAGCTGGACGGTTCTTGACCAGGCCGTCCGCTCGAAACTCAGAGACTCAGACCCTTTAAATCTCGCCGACTTGGTCGCGGCTTTAGGAGAGTAACATGATGAAGAAAGTGACGGCCAACGAGGCCGGCGAAGTGGAGAAGGTGGAAGCCGCCTCCATTGCGGACATGTTCAACTGCTCGGACGTACGAGAGTACGACCAAAGCGTTGATATGAACATTTTCAACAACGTGTTAGGTGACATAGCGCACCAACACATCCGTAAACTGAACGGCTGCCGTGTACTGCGCATGTCAAAGCGCAGGCGGAAAATCGCAAGCGCCGATATCATGAAGCGCCTCGCGACCGCTCGTACGGCGAAGATGATGATGATAGCACTAGGTGGCTTCGCGATGCAGCGAAGCGCTGGTACCTATAAGTATAGCCCTTTCTTTTAAGGTGCGATATGAAAGCCAAAACCCTGATGGTGGTCAAACATTCCACACGCGAGATGATGGACCGGTATCCGGACGTCTTCTCACGGCACCGCATTTTCCGCGGCGGTATCACTGGGATGATGGTTCGCACTGAGATGGGCTGTTTGCCCATCATGATGAGCGAAGGGGCGATGTCGAATTTCCCACACAGTGGGGAGTTCACAATCGTCTACTCGACAGATCGCCGCGCGGACGCGATGCTCATGACCGCGCTGCGCAACACGGAGCTACGTTATGTCGAAGCTACCGTAGTTGCGAACGGTGACGACGATCTGCTATTCGTAGATCTCTCAATTTAAAGATCCTGGCTAAGATCAGGAATGACTGGGGTCGCACGGAGCGTAACGTGTTAGTACACCTCTTCATGTGGAAGGAACTGGGTCTAGACGACCCAGAAAAGCGCCTGGATGCATCGATGTGCTTCTATCTCGGGTACGGGATTGAAGAGACTCGCCGCATGTTGGCTGGTTTTAACGCCAAAGAGCTCGAATCGGTCAGAAAGTTAGCTCCGATGAATGGGTTTGAGGCCCCTCGGGATTTAATCAATGTTGCACGTGTATAACGCCGCTATCCCCACGGCTATTGCAGTAGGCATCACAGTTCGCGGCAGCGCGGTTTTGCAGCCTCGACAAATCCGTGAATTGCTCCGCGTGCTCGGGGATTCATCAATCGGTCACTTGATCGAGCTACATTGGCCAGGCGGCGCGCGCGTAACGCGCGCGAGCGAGACGCTTGGCCGTCGGGCGATTTCCGAAATCGCCACCATCGCTCTCGAAAAGGAGAAAGAGCATGTCGAATCGCATTGAAAAGTTCTTCCAGGACGCGCTGAACTCGGGCGCCATCGAGCGCCCCGCTGAGGAGGGTAAGCAAGAGAAGCTGCCTGTCCTGTTCGTCGCACCGCTGGGCACGGAAGTGCCAAACGACGAACTGCTCTCGTACGTAACGTTCAACACGTTCGTAGAGTTGCTGTCTGCGCCAGAAGGAGCAGTGGTGCTGTTCCGTGAGGACCAGAAGAACAAGCTCGCCACGCTCTGCGCGGACGCTGCGGTGTTCGAACGCGACGTACGGGCACTGTTCGGGCTTCCCGCGACGGAATACAAGCCGTGGTTTGACGAGGCCACGTTCCAACTGGAGAAGGTGTCGTACGCACCGCTCGTGTCTGAAATCCGCATCGCGGACGAGGTCGAGGCGACGAAGGAGGCGACTCGGCAGCAGGGCAGCACCTACCAGCAGGAGCGGAAGCGCACTGAACGCAAGGACGGCTCTGTGCGTTACCACGAGAACATCGGCGTCTACAATCCAGACGAGGATGAGGATGACGAGGGTGGTGAGGGCGCATGAGCGCGGTCACCGTTGATCAACAATCGCGTCGCGACTATCGCCAATCAACGGCTACAGCGAAGCCGTTTGAGAAAGAGATAGGTATTTTCGGGCTGAACGCGCCCGCGAAGTACGATTCGCTGTACGCTAAACCGGAACCGATGACCCCAGCGACCCCACTCGGCCATATCTTTATGGACGGACGGGCGAAGCACATGGAGCCTATCGTATCCCGGACGCCGCGTGAGATTCTGCCACGCATGTTTTCCTTCGACCACGAGGTCCTCTATTTCCTGAGAGATTTCACCAATAAGGCGAACGAGGTCGCCCCGGTAGACGTCGACGAAGAGGGTTTCACCAAGACGGGCAATGCAACTACATTTGACAAGGTGCGCTGCCCGGCCGGCTATATGCAGACACCGATGTCTGCAAAGGCCGTCGACAACACGCTCCTGCGTGAGGAACTAGGTCTAACGCCTGGCTATAGCCCCCGCGAACAGGAGATCGCGGACATGGTGTGGCGAAGGGTCTGGGCCACCTGCGTTCCCTCGGCGGTAAATGTGCCGAAGAACAGCGCGGGCGGAATGCGACGCATGTCGCACGATGTCCAGTGGAAACTGGACTATGTGTTGTGGAAAACGCAGTTCTCCCGATACGACCAGTATTTGGCGCTGGTCGAGAGTGCTGACACCTACGCGCTCGCAAACGACTTCGAAATCGTATTCGGCATGTACGTGCAGAAACGACTCCAGTTGGACGAGATCGGGAAGAGGCGTCTCGCGAACAACTGGAAATACGCCATTACCGGCGGCCGCCAGGGCAAGCGCGAAGAGACGAAGAAGGAGGTGGTGCTGCCGGACGGGTCTGTTTGGCCTGACTTCTCCGCCCTACGGGTTCGGAATATCGACGCTGGACCCTGGGCTATCAACTGCGACCTTCAAATGGTCGCGAGCTCACACATGAAGGCGTTGTTCAGGAACTGGCCTGAAACCTTTCACGTGAACACGCGGGAGGAGATCCTGCGCGAGGTCGACGGTCGGGAGGTTTACTGTTCCGACGTGTCGGAGTACGACCAAAGCATGAGCAAGGATGCGGTATCCACACCGTTCCGGATCATGCGCGAGTTTTACCCGGAAGGCACGTGCCGTGCGGCCGAGAGGCTGATGCAATCCCCATACTACGCGAAGCCTCTATCTCTGGATGGGCTGAAGGGCATGTGGATCGCGAACCCGATGGACTGGAGTTTCGAAATGAACTCTGGCAACCGGAGCGGTCATGCGATGACCTCGCTAATCGCAAAGGTGAATAAGGTGATCGAAAGCTTGACTGTTATCGATCGTATGTATCGGGTCACGAGTGCAAACCTGAACGCCTTTCTGAAGGGCCAGATGCCGGTCGGTCTCGTGAATAACGGGGACGATGAAATCGTTTGGACCATCACGAAGGGCGACATGGACCGATACAAAGCTCTGCGTAAGCAGAAGGGTGTCGGTCACTATGTTGTGACTCCGGAAACGGGGCAGGGGTTCTCGGGCTTATTGCTCGTGCGGCCCGATCCCAGCAAAACGACGTACGTCCCCTCTCCGCGGCTGCAGACGCCGTTCGAGAAGAGCTACGTCCCGGAACGCAGCATCGGAGGAAAGCTCCGGCCATTCTGGCCGGTCGGTTGGCAGGACCGGATCGACGCATTACACTTGACCGACATGGGTCGTGAGCTTTGGGAAGTGCACAACTTCTACTATCGCAAGCACTTGGAGGACAAGTACGGCGTTTTGAGCAACCTACTAGCCGAGGGGATTCGCTCGCTCCCGGTTGATACTAAGGCGCTAACTGCCATCGAGCGCGAGGTGTTGGCTGACCCGGACAAGCTGCACTATAAGTACAGCGATGACGACGTGTCGGACAACGTTCTTAAACTGATCACCAGTCGCGTCCCAAAGGACTACACGTACGGGTGGTTGCGACGTTACTATAAAGGCCACATCCAATGAGCTTCCATCAGGCAAACGCCAAACAAAACGCGCTGGACGCTGCTGAGCGCCTGCGCTATGCTACTTCTGCCGGCGTTCGTCGGCAAGAGGTTCAGAAACTCTTCCAGAAGTGGAAGAAAGAGAAGGAATCCGCAAATGACGTCATGTTCTCCGTGCCATACGGCTCGGCGGTCGTGTACGTTATGGCGGACGGGTCCATCGTCAGCAAACGCGCCTTGGAGCAGCGTCTGAAGGACGAGAACGCGGGTGACGAAGGCGACGTCGTGGCGCCGACCAACTGGGACGAAGCTGCCGCCGCCCGGTTCTACATCAACCCTCGACTCGAGAACTCGATCGTCGCCGGTGCCTCGCCACTCAACAAGATGATCGGCAAGAAACCCGTCGCTTGCGGTGCGGAAGTGATTGTCGGTCCGTCCGGCGTCGGCAAGACGCCGGTTGCTCATCACTGTGCGCTGCACGGGGTGGAGAGCTACGGCGTAGTGCGTATTGGTGAGCCGTTCTCCGGCTATACGACGAATCACCACGTGGCAGCTGAGTCGATCGCGCGCGCGATCGTGTATTCGAGCGATATCGTCGTCGACTCGATCAAGGACTTGCTCGCACAAGCGGGCAACGCGATGAAGGGCGGTATCGCCCGAAACGCGCTGCTCGACTTGTCGGCGTGGTCCATCCTGGGTGCAACGCTCGGGGTGA